CCACACTCGACAAGGAGTTGGCGGTGTTGCGGATCTTCTTTTGGGCGGTTGTCAAGCCCCTCTCAAACTTCCGAGAGTCAAGGCCGAGGACTACATTGAGGAGGGATTGACGCGCCATTGTGCGATTTGGTCTTGTTGTTCTTGTGTTAGGTCATGACCGACTTGGGATTGGTTCTCGGAATACGGGGAGAAGTCTTCGGGCGTGAAGGGTTGAGGCCTCCTTTTGGGGTCTCGGTTCGCATTGGCGAAGAGTGCCATGACGCTCGACGTGTGTTCCCACTTTCGTCGGTCTCGGTCCGTTTCTCCACGAGCAAACGCGGCGAACTCCATGAACGTCATGTCCCAAAACTCCCGCGGACGTAGACCGAAGCCCAACCCGAGGGAGTAGAGGTCCAACCAAGAAGTGGGAGAAGAGGGAGCAAAGTGACCTTCACCCCCTCCCGTTAGTTTCCCGCTTTGTCCCCTCCTTGGTTACCGAGTGACTCTCCAATGGCTTCCGACAACATGTTGAACTTGTCGAGGTCCGCACATACAACCGCCGCGAGGTGGTCGAAGGCGATGTCGGGACGATCAAACCCACCGAAGTCGGCGGCGTTCATGATGCCCCAATACACGACGGTCGGCACGAACTCCAAGGGGTTCTTGGACACGAACTCGTCGAGGCTTGACAACTCCAACCCGCGGTCTTGGGTGAGGAGTCGAAAGGCGTTCATGTTGAGAAGGATGTCGTGAGACTTCCCACCAACTTCGACGGACGTTTGCCCGCGCAATGTGTTGTCTTTGGCCATGCTTTAAGAATTAGGCGAAGTTGCCCGTGGTCATTGTGTCGCAGTCGAACGAGACGTTGAACGACGTGGAGTCATTCAAAGGCGCGGACTCTTCGAAGCTTGTGATGTATGCGTTGACTTGGACGTATGGGTCACCCGCTACTCCCGACCCGTACCGAAGGGTCAATTGCGCCTTGTCTTTTGCGGCGGCGAAGAGGTGAGTTTGTCCGACATTGTCGTACGCCGTGAGGCCTTCGATTGTCATGGTGACGCTTTGTTGCCCTGGAAGGACACTTCGCGCTCCGTCGTTGTCTTTGCATACGGTTTCGATCATCTCGTTGGAGATGTTCATGGACGCATTTGTGCCGCATGCGATGAGGTCGTAGTTGGAGTCACCACTTGCGTCGGCGTCGAGGATGTATACCCCGACGAGGTTTCCTTTTACGGTTCCCGTTGTAGCCATTGTTTTGGAGGTTTATTCGTTTGAGGTTGGTTCTTCGTCGAACGCTTCCTCGGAGACCTCTTCTTCAATTGACTCTTCACACTCTTCGCATGGCTCGTCCTCGTCCTCACATGGACAAGGGTGAGTCGGTGCGGGGTCGGTGACCGTTGGGTGTACGATACATGAGCCCTCTTCGATGAGTCGAAGGGCCATTGTTTCGTCGTCAATGAGGACGGTATGTCCGATGGGCCATTTGCGGCCCTTGGGGTTGGCGATGACTTGGAGTTTCACGCCTCGAAGGAACCAAAGTCAAGACGCCCGTGGGTTGACGGCGTCAAGTATGTCCGCCCGATGAGGGGCGCGATACGATGACGGTGTATTCCGTGACGGTGACAAAGGTTTCGTCTTCGTCAATGAGTCCCGTTTCGATGTCCTCGAAGCGTATCTCGTAGGCCTCCCCCGAAATTGTGTTCTCGTATTTGTCGAGTTCGTTTCGGCAAGCTTGGGCAATGAGGTACGACGTACGTGGGTCTTTGGCGTAGGCCAAGACTTGCACCGTGGCGAAGTCCAAGTCGCTCGAACGGTGTTTGGTTTCGGAGGTTCGGATGTCGATGAGGTCCACGACAATGGCGGGGACGCCGTCTCCTTGTTTCCGTTGGATGGGGTACACCGAAGACGAGTCCACGAGGGCCATGACTCCGAGGTCCGCTTGTAGTATGTCAATGATGGCTCCCAACATTAGATTCCGAATTTGGATTGGATGAGAGAGTCGAGACGAGTGAAGAACCCGTTGACCAACTTTTCCTTCGTTTGTTTGAATGCGTTTTGTACGAAGAGCCTTCCGCGGAACCCTCCGTGGTTTATGGTTTGGCTTCGTATGATCTCCCCGCCACCTCTTGGAATGGAGAAGGCGTTGTCCTTTGCTTTCCTCATTCCCGCCTTGGTGCCGAGGTTTACGAGGTGGGCATGTGGAGCCCCCTTCTTCCCTCCTCTTGGACCGACCACAAATTTGGCTCCTTCCGAACGGTTCTTCTTCGCTTTTCGGATTCCAATGGAAGCCGCAAGACGCCCCGTTCTTCGAGGTCCCGAACTTGTCTTCATGCGCCGCGCCATTGGTCGAGCCGCTTGGCGGTACAACTCCTCGACGCTCTTGTTGGATGCACCGAGGCGGAGAAGTCGTTCGAGCTTCCTTTCGAGTTCGTCGAACCCTTGTTCTTTGAATGAGAAGGAAAGTTTGTCCATGAGTTAGGCTTCGGCGTTGTCTCGTTTTGTGGTTGTGATTCGGATGGCCTCGTTTCGTCCCATGACCTCCACCGAGTGGACGTCGTAGTATTCACCGTCGTACAACAAGCGATCTTCGTTTGTGATGCTCCCGTTGTAACGAAGGACGAAGTGGACTTGGTCGACTCCGACCGTTTGTCTTCCTTCTTGTTTCTCGGTTCCTCTCTTGTATTGAACCTCGGCCCAATACGTTCCGCGGTTGGTGTAGGAGACCACCGAGTGGTTCCAAGCGTCAACAGCTCCTCCTCGGGCGAGATGGGACACACGTTTGTCAAGGCGTCCAATTTTCATGTGAAGCTTTTGAGGCGGTGCGGGTTCATGAGGTAACGAGAAGCCATTGGGGTCTCGTAGACCCGAAACGGCGTCACGTCTTGGCGGTTCTCGTACAAGTGACCAACCACGAGCAACATGGCAGCAACAAGGGCGTCGGGTCGTGTGGAGTTGGTGTACCCGCTCTTCGTGTCAATTCTCCAAGCGTTCAAGGTTTCCTTGACGTCCGTGGGTTCATTGAGAAGCCGCAACCGTGCGGGGTAGGAACCCCCGTCGAACTCGTAGTCCGCGGCGTTCAAATACGTCCTCACTCCTTGGGCGTTCATGTACGAAACACCGTTCCCTTCGTCCGCGCTTATTGTGGCGCGCGGTCCGACGTGGATGTTGGTGTATTCGCCAAGAGTGTCGAATGAGTGCGAAACTTTGGTCTCGGCGAGGTGTGCGTTGGTGTATGCCGTGACGTGATCGAAGGCGACACCGATGAGGGTGGTGACGAGTGCGTCGTCGGTTGAATGTTCAACCCTCAAATGGTTCTTCGCCGTTGCCAAGGACACGACGTCGGTGGGTGTCGGGAAGGTTTCTTGTACTTGGTTCATGGTGAAGAGTGAAGTGAGAATGGGGACGAACCCGTTGTCCGTCCCCTTCCCGTTGGTTTCAATTATGCGGCGGGGTCTTGGTTTACGGTCAAGCCACCGAGGACTTGAACGGAACCCGCGCGGCGTACGTTGCCGTCGGCGTAGTAGTCGGCCAAGAGTCGAATGACTCCCGTGTGGCTCAATGTGTACGGGTCAATGGTGACGTCGAGCCCTCCAAATTGTGCAATGAACAAGTCCGAAGCGTCCAAGAAAAAGATGGGTCGGATGTCCACGTCGTTCGTGGTTGAAGTGATGCCCGAGAAGTATGGGTCGGCGTCCACGTGTTGCGTGGCCACATTGGTCGACGCGAAGACGTTGTACCCGAGGATCTCGTTGGCAACGTTCAAAATTTGCCCTCCCGTGCTTTGAGACACGCTCTTCAAATAGGCCGCCATGACGGGGTCCATGAGGATGCCGTGGTTGGGTCCCGCGGGGTTGTTGGCGAGGTATTCACCCTCGAACCGCGTGAAGTCCGCGTACGACGTTGCCTTGCATGTGTCGGCGTCGACCACACTTCCGTCCGTGATGTTCGTGGAAGCGAACAACTTGGTGCCGATGATGTATTGGTCGAGTTCGTTGGCGATTGCGTTGGACATGTCCCGAGCGATGACCGCGTCCAATTGCGGGTCGCTTTGGTTCAACATTTGGCGCGTGAGGTCCATTCGCATGGCGAACCGCTTGGGGGACAATTTTGGCCCACCGAAGTCTCCGTCAACGTTTGCAACACTTACACCTTCGGACGTTGTTGTCGCTTCGGCATTTGGCAAGCTTGGCAATACCAAGTCACCCGTGGCTTGGATGACCGTGGCCCCCATGCGCTCCAAGACGGGAATGGGTCGAAGACCTTCCACAATTGAAGCGTGGTCAATTCCTCGGGTTTTGTCCCCTTGGTTTTGAAGTGTGATTCCGTCGCCCGCGTTCACGCCGTACGACTCATTCGCGCGCTTCTCGTCCATGAGGAAGGACGGGATGGTCAAGTTGCCACGTGCGCTTTGGCCCGTCTTGGCAAGTTCGGAGCGTCCTTCTTGTGCCATTTCAGCTTCGAGCCCTTGCAACTTCCCCGTGTTGGAGATGTCTTGGATGGCTTTTGTGATGCTGAATTTGCCTCGGATTTGCTCGACCTCTTTGGCTTCGCTTTTGCTTGACGCATTGCCCGCGGCAACCGCGAACACGGCTTCGTTGTTCTTGGCGCGTTGGATGGCGTCGTCGAGGTCCGCGATTTTCGTGTGGATCTCGTCTTGGCGTTCGTTCTCGGTGTCCGAGAAGTCCCGCCCTTCGGTGGTGACGTTGTCGAGGAGGCTTTCGAGTTCCTCGACCAACCCACCACGCTCTTCCATGAGTTTGTTGGAGTTTTTCATTTGTTGGTTTTGAGTTTTGCGAGGGCGAGTCGTTGCCGTGACCGCTTCAAACGGTCGAACGTCTTGTCCTTTTCCTCGACTTGGATTTGTTGTTTGGGTTCTTGTTGGGGGGGCGATGGAAGCGAACGCGCGGCCACGTGTGTGGTCTCGTATGCGCCGTAAGTCGTGACCGACAAGTCAATGAGCGAACCGAGGCGGGTGACGTGACGGTGTGGTGTTCCGTCACGGTCTTCCCACTCGTCCGCGTCCACGGTGAAGGCGAACGAAGCTTGGTCGACGTCTCCGCGGAGAATGCTTTGGTGTAAGTCTTGGGCGTA